TCGGCGGCAGCCTTCTCCGCTGTGCGCTTGCTCTCTGCGAGGTAAGCCTGTGCACGGTCGAGAGCACCAGCCCGTGCGATTGCTTCGACCGTGCGAGACTTCACTTGCGCACCTCCACGGGGACGGGTGAGGCGATGACAGCGAGGTGACGGTTCATCTCCTTGAGTTCCGCCCCGATTAAGATAAGGGTGAGGGCGATGATGTACAGAATGAAGGTCTTCATTTGGCCACCTGCTGCGGTCCGACGACCGTCGCAACACGGCCATCGGTGTCACGGTACCACTTGTCGATTTGCTGGGCAGCCTGCGCTTCGTTGCGGAAGAATCGCAGGTGAGTGACGTTCTCTTCGGTGATGTGGATGTAGTAGCCGGTCATGGCGTCACCTTCTTGCGCTTCGCCAGCTTGCGGACGAGGCCCGCGCCGATGAGGTCGGCAATCTGGTTGAACGTGAAGCCATCGTCGTTGAGCATGGCCAGCGTGACGACGCCAGCTTCACGATTCGTGAAGTTGAGAATCCCACTGTCGTCGTCCCATCTGAGACGCCGGGCCAGAAGCGTCGGAAGAACGGTGAGAGCGGACGGTTCCAGTAGATGTTTGCCGAAGAGATGAAACGAGAACTCCCGGTCACGCTTCTTCCACTCGCCGCTGCCGGAAATGTCGCAGTAGACACCGAGGCAGCAGAACCTGTCGCCCTTGCGCAGCCAGTCCGGTGTCTGCTTGTACTTGTCGGACCGAAGGGCAGCAATCAGCTTGCGCTCTTCGGCGTTCGTGAGGACACGGGGTTTGCTCATGACTGAGTCTCCTTTCGATTGTAGCAGTCGCAGTGCTTCGCGGAGATGCCGGGTGCGTTGCGAAGGATGCAGATGGGACAGCGGATGCAGCCATTGCGGTGCCACCACGTGCGCCAGCGGCGATACCGCTCGTGCCAGCGCGTCTCAGCGGTTGGGTACCAGACGAACGTGAAGAACAGGACGCAGCACCACGGGATGCCACTGTGCAGGCCACAGCGGATGTTGTGCCGCCAGTACGGCATGCGCTGGTCCACGCGCAGACGGATGGTCTGGTTGAGGTATCTCTTGAGCCCGTGCATCAGACACTCGCGACCTTGACGAAACGCTTGGTCGCGCGGTACCAGCGACGCAGCACCCTCGCCTTGTGCGTCACTTCCCACTCGGCGATGGCGGCCAAGAGGGCGGCGCGACGTCCGTCAGCCTCAGCATTGCCACGGTTTTCGGGGTAGATGAAGAACACCCACTGTTCGAGCGCGCTGTCGGCGTCCACGATGAACGTGCCGGTGGGCGTGGTGACCTTGGCGGTGTAGTCGCGGCCGTTGTCAGCGCGAAACACTCTGTTGATGCGCCGCATCTGCATCTTGCAGACCGTGCCGACGAGACACGCACCGCGCGTGCCATTGCTCGTGTCGTACGTGCTGCCGTCGAACGAGCCATCCACGATGGCGCGCTTGAGACCGTCCACCTCTTTCGGGAGGGACGTGAGGACGTTGAACAGTTCGGACTTCACATCATCGGGCATCTTCATGGTGTTGCTCCTTTCAGAAGCACGTATCACACGTGCAGTAGAGCCGCTTGCCGCTCTCGCAGCGAGGGCTTGGGTGACGGCTGGGTCCGGGCGGGCGGGGCACGTTGCCCATCGCCCGCTGTGCTGCTGGCATGTACTCGGGGTCGTCGATATCGACGCCCTTGGCACGTGCCGCTTCATCCCACTCGCGAGGGCTCACGAGGGCTGACGAAGACGGGCTTGGTCACGCTGCCATGCATCGACCGCCTCCTTCGCCTCACGCAGGCCGATGCGCGGCTTGCCCGTGTCGGGATTGGTTCCGATGGGGCAGTCACGCAGCGCCTTGATGAGGGCAATCTTGCCGGAGAACATGCCCTCGCTGGGGATGTTGTGCTTCTCCGACACAGGTTCGCCCGAAGGCAGCGGGCAGAGGGTGTCGATGAACTTGTCCACTTCCTTGCGGGCGGCGACTGCGGCATCCGAAGCACGCGTGAGTTCTTCCATCGCGTACTCCAGCTTCGCGACAGCGGTGTGGAACTTCTGGCGTGTCGTGGCCTCGGGGTACATGTTTGCTCCTTTCGATTGGAAGTTAGGTGCGGAGACGGAACCTCAATCCAACCTCTCCGCTTGATGCGCCCCGTTGATTGCGCATCTTCCCACGTTGTAACGGCCGCAGGCATGCCACTCCCGATGCTAGCATCGCCCGGAGTCGAACCGGGTGCGGCCGTTGTTTACGGGCATGGTGTGCTGTTGTTCCTGCCACGGTGGTCCGTTGTCCGGGCCGTGAGGCAGCCTAACATGCCCTTACTTGACGGGCACCAGCAGGAGGTTGCTGGCGTCCGTCTCCATCTTGCTGCGCTCGTCCGCGTTCGTGAGGCCACGAGCGACCGCCGTGAATCCGGCGAGCCAGTCGTACCGCGAACCCGTGACGTTCTTCTCTTCGCGCAACATCGCGTCGAGGGCCAGCGTCACCTGCGACTGCGTGAACGTGCCCTTGAACGCCTTGTACGCGAGGTCCAGAGTTTCCAGCTTGGCCGCACTCGTCGTGCCCGTGATGGGCACCGCCATGTCGGCCTTCGCTGCACGCACCGCTGCCACGAACCCGCTCACATCGTTCATGGTGTTGAGCGTTTCGAGGAACCTGCGGAACGTGTGCAGTGCACGCTGCGGGCCACGGCCAGCGTGCCGGGTGCGGAACGTGTTCACTTCCTTCGCTCCCCACACGTAGTGGTTGCCGCAGGCGCGGTCGAACATGAACGTGGTGTAGCCGAAGGACTTCGCGCCGGTCTCGCTGTTCCACGCGAAGAACCCACGATTGAACTGCTCGCCGTCCACGTCGAACGAGGGGTTGTCGAGCGCGTCACCCCTGTCGATGAAGAACGCGAACATGTCGCGGTCACCAGCGTACAGGCCGCTGGGCACTAACTGTGCGCCCCACTGGCCGCCTTCGTACGCCACAGGATTGCGCCAGCCGGGCGGCAGATACTCGGCCAGCGTGTTCGCGAGGTCGTAGTCCCACAGGCGACCGTACGACTCGCCGTGCAGGGCTCGGAGTGTGCGACCACCATCGTCGTCGGACGTGAGCAGCACGCGCTGCCGTGCGTCCACGTCGCCCTCGTCGATTGCCTTGTGCAGGCGGTCGTTCAGCACGTCGCTGCCGATGCTGGGGGACAGCTTGGCCAGCAGGTCACGCGGCACGCCCAGCTTGTTGCACAACTGGCCAGCAGACCAGTGTGTGAACGATGCGACACCGCCAGCAGCACCATGCGCAGTGAGCGTGCCGTTCACACGGAGCGTCACGTCACGCATGGCCAGCATGCCGTCGGTGGAACGCTGACGCCGACGCAACACCGCGTTGCGTAGGTCGCCGAGCGTGCGGAACCGTTCGTCCGCTGGGCGGGTTGCCCACTGCTTGTGCGCTTGATTGAGGACTGTCACTTGGGCCTCCGAATGAGTGTGGACAGGAACTTGCGAGCAGCGTAGGTCTCGCTGTCGCAGTGGACGTTGCTGCTCGGGATTGCGGGGATGACCTTGTGCGTGGGCTGGACCCTCGCGGTTGCCTTGCGCATGCGCTGCACGTATCCGCTCACGACCGAGGGCTGAATCACGCGGGTTCCTTTCGACATTCGCGTTCACAGCGTTCGCACAGCACGGGCGTGCCGGGCGTGTCACTCTCGCGCTTGAGGCGCGACACTTCGCGGACGTTGCAACGTCCGATGCTGCTGTTGTGGCCCTTGTAGCACTCGCAGCGCCCAGCGAACAGCACGGGGTGGCGTGGACATGGAGTCACGCGCCCGTCCACGTGTTTCGTGCGCCACAGGCACGTCTTGTGCGTGCAGTAAAACTGTGGGCACATGCGCTTCTGCTCTGCCACGCGAGCAGCGGTGGACATGTAGCGGCGAGTCGGGGCCATCAGAACCCTCCATCATGAAGCGCGCGGAGTAGTTCGACCGCACCGGCCGCAGACTGCGCGAAGTGTACGGTATTGCCGAAGCGGATTTCCCATTCGTGCTCGGCGACTTGAGTGATTTTCCAGTTCATGCCGCAGCCTCCACGAAGCCGCTCGATTCACCCTTCGCGCGGCCCTTCGCACGCAGTCCCACGATGACGCTCTTGGCATCGAGGAACCGCAGGTCAGACAGGTCGCCGTCGATAACGGGGAAGCCGTTCCACGTCTCGGGCAGCGGTTGGCCCTTGCGTGTCGCGAATACGACCGCGACGTTTCGACCACGTGCTAGCTCGGCCATTGCCCACACGCGGTTGGTTTCTGACAGGGAGAATGTCAGGTGGTAGTTTGGGGGCATGTTCATGCGGTTCGGGCGCTTGGTGTAGTCGTAAAACTGGACGTGCGGGAACATCTGCGGGAGCGTGAAGCCGAGCCGGCCTTTCATGCGTTCCCAAGGGATATCGGACGTGCCGTTGAGTCGCACGCATGGTATCAGGTTGCGCTTCGCGGCACGCTTTTCGAGCCTGCGGATATCGTCCGCAAGCATTTCGACGAATGCGATTGCGTCGTCGAAAAAGAGTCGCGTCTTGCGCATGCGCCCTTCGCGGACGGGCTTCATGACACCGCGTCCGGCCGTGAACAGGCACGCAGCGCGACAGCCTGCGCTTGCGTGCGGACACAGGTTGCCTAGTCCGCTACCGTCCGAGGGCACAAGATACAGGATGCCCGTCAGGTAGCCGCGCGCTTCGCCTTTGACGGTTTTGGCGTCGTGAGAGATTGCGAGTAGGTTCATATTGCATCCACTCCGCACGCAGCGTGGAACGTGTCACGCTCGAATCGGGGATTGTCTCGCGCAAGGGTAAGCGAGATAGCGTAGACGCATGCGAGCCATGCGCGCCCTTCGGGGCCAATGTACTCGGCGCGGTTGGGTTGGGTACCACGCAGGGCACGGGCGAGTAGGACATAGTCCTTCCGGGTCATGGCGTCACTCGCTTTCGCAGCAGCCGGTACGCTGCACGCGGCCACACGTCGGGCACGCGGGGTGGGCGGAGAGATACGCTTTGATTTCGTCCGCCTTCTTCTGGAACATGGCACGCTTGGCCCCTCGCGAGTCGCGTGCTGCCTGCTCAAAAAAGGCTTGCAGATTGGGCCAATGGGGCTCGCAGTTGACGGATTTCATGCCGTACCGTCCTTTCGCCGTTCGGGCATGGTACTGCCGCTGTTTCGCGCTTTCGCGCTCTTCGGGCGTGCTGTTGCAGCACGCTACAGCGGTTCCCCCTGTGCATCGTAGGTGTCAGCCGGTCATCGCTGCGCGGGGATGGTACTCCCGCTGGAAGCGCCTCACGCACTTTGCACAGTCTCGTCCCTTGCGGGTCACGTGCACTAGTGCGAGCCTTTTGGTGGGTTATACGGCGCAACCGCTCCGCTCGCCTTACGCTGGGGGTTTAATCGGCAAAATGGGACGGTGTACCGTGCATTTTGCTCGCTTGGGGCTCGGGGCTAACATTGGCGCAAATAGGTGCGTTCTGCACTGTACCGTGATACACTGGCGAGGATACACACTCCGCGCAGTTTGAACGGCTTGGGGCACTTGAACGCACGTCCCACGCTAGGGACTGGCCGTTACGCTCCGAGCAATCGCCCACGCTTTTGCGTGGCCGTGCTTCCCTATGTCTCGGCACAAGGTATGCTTACGCATCCGTAGGGGTGCGGGGCTCGTCGCGTCGTTTCCACGGTACACCGTGGTCGTTTCGCGTGCCTGTCTCTCGGCCGCCTACGTTCCGTTGTGCTGTCCGTCCGCCTATGCATCCCCAAGGGGACCGTGCGCCTAGCACTGTGCATATTCGGCTTTGCGGGTCCGTCCTGTCCTGTCCGCCTGCCGTTCCCTCGACGGCGGATACACTGTGCACTGGCCGTGCCAATCGGCTAACTTGTTGCGGCACAACGATGCGATAACCGACTCTCACGATTTTCATTGCAGAATCGCATTGCACTAGGTGCATTATGCACGATGCCGAGGGTGCGAGTCAAGTAGAACCGCGTGCGCGCGTGCGATTGCGCGCGCTGCGGAACGCGTGAGCGTGTGCAGGTGCGTTCGACGCAAGGCTCGGAGACGCGCGCGTCTCCACGTATGCGCACGTGCGCGAGCAAGGTCCGTGCCAGTGAGTGGTCAGTTTCTGACCAGTGCTGGTCAGATTTTGACCAGTGCAAGATGCATGCCTGATTCTTGCATTCTGCAATCCCCCTTGGGTGATTTTGCCCTATCGCGAGATTTAACATCGCGCGCGAAGATTTAACACGCGCGTGCGCGATTTACGCGTGCGCGTGTGGTATACTACTAGTGGGAGAACTGCGTTTTGCAATGCACTCCAGTGCGATTTGCACGGCTGGGACCCTCGCGTGCGCTGTGAACCGCGCGCGTATCCCATTGCGCGTGTGTGCGTTGCGCGAATCACGGGCGCGTGTGCGCGGTCCAAGCCTGCGCCCGCGTGCGCGCATTATGCGTGCGCCCGCCCGCGCGTCTGTGCCGGGGCCACCGAGGCCCCCTACGACCCGCCATCGGTGCGCGTAGGAAATACCAGACCCCGAGACACCGGAAAACTGGACCCTATGCCAACCGCGAGGGTCCTCTTAAGACTAATCGCCGGATAGATATACGTCGAACGAGCGAGCGACCGCGAGAGCCGAGTCGAGTCGAAGGCTCGACGTATCTATATGTTCTACTAAATGTATATTTAGTTAGGGGAAGTAGAATACCCCCGGACGACCCCAAAGGAGCCTCATGTCACCCGACAAGCCGAAGTCGAACCTCCGGGCCACTAAGCAGTGGCAGAGGGAGGTCGCGAGGCGCGAGTACCTCCGGCACCCGGACGCGAGCATCGCGGACGTAGCTCGTGAGACTGGAGTCGCAGTACGCACTGTCGCCCGCGCCCGAGAGACGCTGGTCAGGGAGGGGCTTTTGCCCCCCGGCCGGAACAATCCCGAGTCCGGGGCGGACGCTGTGGCCCTCGCGGTCGCGGTGAAAGCTCTTGGGTCAGGTGACCCACCCGCCGAGGGTACAGACGACGATGGGCCAAATGACCCACAGCCTGCCGACAAGCAGGCTGCGAGCGAAGCGAGTCAGCCTGCGCCGAGGATGCACAAGACCGGCACGGTAGACGGCGAAGCTCTCCGTCAAATGAGCCAGATGCTCGACGACCTCGCCGACGAAGACGACGACCTCACCCGTAAGCGCATGCTCAAGCAGGTGAAACGGTTCGCCTTCGACCCCTCGCTCCATCCAGACACGCGCATGAGCGCGTCCCAGCTTTGGGCGAAGCTGCTCGACATGGCCCGGACCAAGGACCTTGGCCCCGGAAAGCCCCTGACGCTCGCCGCAGCCATCGAACGCTGCACCGACTTCCTCAACGCCTGCGGTCCACACGTCTACGTTCCCGCTTTCTACGCCGCCTCCGGCTTGGAGATGCCCGCCGATGGCCAAACTAGCCCTTCCGTGGACGCGTCCTCGCCTCCATCGCCACCTGCTGAGCCTGCTGGACCGCCCAACAACGACGCTGGTCGCCAAGAACAAGCGTGATGACGCTGCCGGCGTGGATTTCGACGACAACTTTCCGCCGCGCTACGTGAAAATCGAAATCGACCTCAACAATCACGAGGACATTGTCGAGTTCGTCATCCACGAACTGATGCATGTGACCCTTTCCGAACTCGCACGGGGCAAGTTCGATGAAAACCTCGAAGAGGTCTTCGTCCTCAGCCTCTCGTCCTACATCAGCGGTTGGGTCATGAAGTCCCCACAACGCTTGAAACGCTGGACGAAGCTCATCAATCAGAAACTGGTCGAAGCCGCCAAGGCTCTCGAACCAATCCCGCTCGAAGAAAGGGTGGTCCGCTAGTGTTCCACTACGGTTGCACGTTCCCTGACTCCCTCCACGCCATCGAGTACATCCGACGCCCCGAGTACATCACCATCAGGGGCTTTCCGGAACGGTACTTCCTTATCGCCGAGGTGAAGTATCGAGGCAAGCGGCAAATCTTCCGACTCGACCGCTACGGTGCACCAGACGAGTACACTATGGTGGAACTGGAGCGCAAACTGCTCGCGTGGAAGAAGGCGCGGGACGCTGAGGCCCTCTGATGTTCTCGACTCTTCTCGACTTCATCCGTCAGTTCTTCGACCTCTTCGTCTGGTGGACCATCATCCAGCCGTGGGAACAGGGCATCCGTGTCCGCCTCGGCAAGGGCCGCACGAAACTCGGCCCCGGCATGCACTGGAAAATCCCCTACGCCGACCTCATCTACCGCCAGACGACTCGCCGTCGATACTCCGGCTTCGGCCCAGCTACGCTGACGACCCGCGATGGCCACACCATCACGCTCGCTGGCGCTGTGGGCTACAGTATCCGTGACCTTGACCGCCTGTACGACGCACTCCAGCACCCGGAGGACTCCCTCCACGCCATCATCTCCGGCAAAGTGGCTGAGTACGTCACCACGCACGACCTCTCCGACTGCACGCCCGAACTCATTACCGCCAAAGTGCGGCCCAAGCTCGGCCTGTCGAAGTTCGGCCTGCGCAACGAGCACTTCACGCTTTCAACCTACGCTCGCGTGAAGACGTATCGCCTCATCATGGACCAGCACCCCGGTACGTGGGGCGATGCACTCGAAACGGAGAGAACAAAGGCATGAGGCGCACATGGACGGTCGAGTCATCCATCTGCTTCCTACTGACGGCCGCACCCATACGCTGCACACGACCCCGCACCAAGCATTCGACTGTTGGTGCGAGCCGAACCGCCTAACTTGGTTGTGGGACCACAATGCACATCTCGTCCTTGTGGTCGAGCACAACGAACCTTTTGACTGGCCCGCCGAGGGTCAAGGAGCACCCAATGGCTTCTAGCTATTGCCGCAACTGTAGCGCCAAGAATGCGACCGTCGCCGAGTGCTACAACAACACCTGCGACGACTGCGAGGCCGCACGCAAGACTGCTGCGGACAACTTCCGCAAGGACAACCCGACCGCTGACGAGTCCGCTGCACTCTACGCCGGCCGTCTGGCCCTCGCGCAGCGTGCAACCCATCCCCGTCAGACGTTCGTGAACCCCTCAGCCTTCAACCGGTTCGACAGGAAGCCCTCCTAATGAAGGGCATCCATGTGGAGCCCTCGTGGCTCTACACGGACCGCGAGGGCAAGACCTGTTGTAGACCACCTCGTATTGCAGTAGCCACTCGCCTTATTCATCTTGGCGCGTGGTCTGTCTGGTGGGTCTCACTCCGAAAGCACTGGTGTCTCTCACACAGCCGGTGCAACTTCACGAAGTTTGAAGAGTGGCGTATCGAGACCCCTCGGGGTTTCCTCGCCCTAGAAAGGACTTTCCGATGAGTGCACACGAAGTCAACGACCCCGGCGTCTCAGGCAAGCTCACGCCCGTCATCACCGAAGACGGCAAGCGCATCTACATCCGCGAGGGTATGGATGTTCGCGAAGCCTTGAAGCTCGGGCAGGCGGCCCTTGATGCGCACGACAAGCGCATCATGACTACGACCATCGGCGGCAAGCGGTTCCCGACCTACGAGTCGAGCCCCGTCATCGCGCGTGAAGCCGCGCGGACGTTCGCAGCCATCGGTGCCGAAGTCGAACTCGCGCTCAAGGGTAAGAAGCCAGACGTGGTCATTGCACCTGCTTCGGGCTCGCCCGTCAGTGGCCCCGGTATCCCGCAGGGCACCGTCGTGGTCAAGGTCACGAAGCCCATCCGCGAGAAGTACCCCATCCAGTTCAACATTCGCCTTCTGTGGATTCGTCTGCGGAACGTCCTGTTGAACACTCTGGAGCGGCTGCGTAAGTTCCTTCGCCGCATCTAAGGAGTCACATGCTCAACGCCAAGCAGCACATGCGCGAGTACCTCACCCTCATCGGCCCGTGGATGGCTGGTGAGTGGGACGAGAACTCGTTCGCTTCACCCGCTGCGAAGAAGTACCGCAACGACCCCTCGCACATGATTTTCACCATCCCCACTCGCCCATTGCCCGGCCTCGTCGAGTCTTTCCTACTCGGCTTTGAGCACCGCACCGCGCTGGTAGATGTCATCGCGTGGGTCGAGAAGTTCAACGCAGCCGCAGAGCGATTCAATCGCACGAATGGAGACCGTCTCCCTTCATGCATGGTTGCTCACGGCGTCATCGGTAAGACAGGCAGTGGCACGTTGAAAGATGTATGGCGACAGGCTGTGAGCCTAGTCGCGTAAGGAGCCTTTATGGCCGTTACCACAGACTTCGGTTGGGACCTCACGGCCGAACGTGACGTGTGGCGTGCGGCCTGCGCTCCGAATCACTGGTTCGGTCCTGATGGCGTTACCCCTTCAACGCACAAAGACTCCCTCTGGTGGTTTCTAAACCTCGCGTGGGGTGCGAGAGCGTTTCTACGCTCCCACCCCGCCGAGCCACAGTGGCTGTACGAGCCCATCCACCACCCCTATTGCTCGTGGCTTCAATACCACTTGCTCCGGTGGAAGGCGCTTACGCTCGCACAGGGCGAGCCCGAGCAGTACCGCATCATGTCCCTGCTCCCCCGTGGCTACGGCAAGACCGTCTCCGCAACCAAAGCAGGCTCCCTGTGGTCACACCTCGACGACCCCAAGATGACTACGCTCATCGGGTCGGCGACTACCAATCTTTCGGAGGATATCCTTGCCTCCATCGCCGCCATCATGAACGGCGAAGGTGAACTCGCGCGTGAGTCGTGGTTCACTTGGCTCTACGGCAACTGGCGCGTAGGCGCGCAGTCGTGGAAGCCGAAGGAGTACATCAAGCACGCGTACCGTGGCGCTGACGCCGTCTCCGAGGGCTCCTTCGAGATGACCTCAGCGGACGTTGGTATGACCGGCTATCACCATCGCCAGCACTGGTGGGATGACCCCATCTACGCGAACAAGCTGCGCGACGGCAAGATGGCCTACCTGCGCTCCGTGCACACGGCCTTCAACGCTTCGTACGACGCACTGCACGCCAACGGCCTTCTAGTTCTGACTGCCACTCGCTATCTCGATGGTGACGTGGCTGGGCGTGCAATGAAGTACGAAGGTGTCGCATCGTGGTCCGGCATGCCCTGCCCCCACATGCACCTCTTCACAGACGTACCGTTCCTCAAGGGCAAGTGGCACGTCTTCTTCTACCAGACCGAAGACGAGTTCACCGGTCTCCCGACGCACCCGCGCCTGTGGACCGTGGACAAAATCAAGGTCGCGAAGAAGCGCAATGCCGAGAACTTCGCCGGGCAGCAGCAGAACAATCCCGGCTCGGGTGAGAAAGCCCCACTCGTCGAGTCACAAATCCCCTACCTCTACATGTCCTACCCGGACTTCCATTGGGATGTGACCGAACCACGATGGGCAACCATCCACATCGACACAGCGTTCAAGACCAACGAGAATGTGCGCGAGGGTGACTTCAACGCTATCGTTGTCTGGCTCTCTGACCCTCGGGACAATGGTGTCCTCTACCTCGACACCGACCTCTTGCGTCACTCCGACGAGTGGCGTGAAGAGGACTTCAACGCGGAACTCGTCAAGGTCTGCCTCGCACTCCGTCGCCGCCGCATCTTCATTCGCGCCATCACGGACGAAGTGGAGCCGGGTGGCAAACGAGGCACCTACAAGAACCGCATTCTTGGTATCCTGCGTGGCGCGGGCTTCATGCTGGACGAGAAACAGTTCATCCAGCTCAATCGCCACACAGACAAGAAGGGCCGAATCCGCACTGCGGCAGGCCATTGGGCAGAAGGATACGTCCGACTGCTCCTTCACAAGGACCAACAAGCGAACTGGATTGTCCCTCCGACACTCCGTTCGCTAGTCTACCAGATTCTCAAGGTGAACGCCACCGAGCACGACGACCTTGCGGACGCCGCGACCGATGGTTTCATCCCCGAACTCTGGAACCCGCCGACGGCCAATCCCGGTGTCCCCGACAAAGACACTGGTGTACGCCAGCCCGGTGATGACGACCTAAAGTATTTCACTGGCAAACTGACCGACGAGCAGGTTCTAGCCCTCGATGACGAAATGCGCGAGATGCGCGAGTCTATCGAGCAAGGCGCTACAGTGCCCGTTGGCTTCGACGAAGACGGTTGGAACGCCCCGCGCGACCCCGTCTGAGGACACCATGCTGACTCCCGAAGTGCAGAACGTCATCGACCAACTCAACGAGCAAATCGGTATTCTTGTTGAGGCTCGCGGTAAGATTGAAGGTCTCTTTGAAGAGACGCTCGGTGTTACCATCTGGAGTCTGCTCGACGTGAACAATCGAGCACTGGCACGCGACCTCATCGCGGCGGAAATCGAAAACACCACCGCCTACATCGCACAGGCGGCGAGTAGCTTTCGTAACGTCACATAAGGAGCCGATGATGAAAGTCATCGTGGAGCGCGAAGGTCATCCCACAGAAGTTTTCCAGAACATCACCGACCTCTACATTGCCTATCGGCAAGAGTCGAAGGTCGTTGGTCTGAAAGAGAACTTCGTGAACATCATCGCCGAAACGCGCTCTCATTCGTGGGGCTCTAACCTCCGCGAACTCGTCAAGGAAGTCCAGCAATCACTCATCGAGTTGCAGGATTTCCTGCGGGAGCAGCGCAATGGCTCAAACACCTGAACGAAAGCGCGAATGGTCCCGTCTTTGGCGCGAACAAAACCCTGAGTTGGCGAAAAAGACGGCAGCCTCTCAGTACAAGAAACTACGTACACAACGAAACAAGTTGATGGCAGTTTTGAAAGACCATCCTTGTACTGATTGTGGCCATAAGTTTCCTGCGGTATGCATGGATTGGGACCATGTTCGCGGAGAAAAATCTTTCAACATCGGTCAGTTGACGGCACACACATCGTGGACTCGTGTCTTGGAAGAAATCGCCAAGTGCGAACTGGTCTGCGCGAACTGTCACCGTCTTCGCACCGAGCGGAGACGAACTCATGGCGGTGCCTAGCGGTATTTGTGTTGCTTGGCCCTCGACCGTGGGGAGTATCCCCGCTGGCTGGTCCCGTGAGACCTCCCTCGACTCGCGCTATATCCTTGGCGCAGCGGCGGGCGCTGACACGGACCTCTCCACGGACCGAGGGTCCACGACGCACACGCATACATCGCCATCGCACACGCCTACACAGAACCCGCATAGCCACACTTTCCACGTAGATGCGGGTCACGTAGATGCAACTGTCATCGCGGGTGCGGGCGGTGGTAGTGGCGCAGGTGCTAACCACGGCCACTCGACAGATGCTACCTCTTCATCTGACACGCCCACGAATAACGGCGTCGCAATCACCGTCGATGCAGCTTCCAATGACCTTGCATTCAAAGAGGTCATCTGGATAAAGAGCGACGGCACGCCTGTATCTCTCCCATCGGGCTGTCTCGCTTTCTTCGAGTCGGACACGCTTCCCTCTGGATGGACGCGTGTCAACGGTGACACGTACCTCAAGGGTGCAACGGGTGGCGGTAATGGTGGAGCAACGGGTGGCTCAAACACGCACACCCACACTTCTCCTACCCACACGCATACGCAGAATCCGCACACGCACACTGGTACATCAACTGGTGGCGATACGGCACAGGTAGGTAAAGGTACAGGCGCGAATACCCTATCCTCGCTTGGCCATACGCATACTGTGGCTCTGCAAGCGACCACGGGTACGAATCAGTCGGTCACAACGACTATCGACGCCGCGAATGGTGAGCCACCCTTCAAGAAGCTGAACATCATCACACCGGGTGCGGACTCCTTCCCGACGAACATTATTGCCCTATGGCTCGGAACGAACGCAGGTATCCCTGCGACTTGGACCCGCTACAGCGGGATGGACGGCAAGTGGCTCAAGGGCGCAGCTATCAATGGCGAGTCTGGAGTTACTACTGGCGGCGGAACGCAGCACAGCCACACCGCAAGCAACTGCCAGCCCATCCAGAACTCGCACACGCACACCACCCTCAGCAACGTCGCAACTGCAACGACGACCGCCGCTGACGGTGGCAATACCTTCGCAGCCGATGGTCACAATCACGACTCGTGGGACACGTCTTCCGACACGCCCACGAACAACGCGGTCGCAGTAACCATCGACCTGTGCACAGCGAACGCTGCCCTCCCCAAACATCGCACGGTTATCTACGTGCAGTTCACGGGAACGACGCCGCCGTCCACGCCGAAGCCGACCATCACGTCGTACGACCTGAACCTGTTCGACCTTGGTAACCCGTATACGGGTCTCCTGCCCGAAGCAGAGCACCGTATTGCAGCGGGCGACCTTCGTCACCTCCCGAGGTAGCTATGGCCGAGAAGAAAATCAAGTGCATCAAGGTCACGATACTCGGGACCGGACTCAACGCGTCCTTCTACGTGCTCGACCATAAGGTTCAAGCCTATCAGGCGAGCACCTACCACATCTTCACCTACCTCAACGGTGTCGAGGCGTGGAAGAATGATTTCGGCGTCTCAAGCATTTTCAAGGAACAGGTCGAGATTGAACCCTCGGCCGTCCCGACGCCTCAACAGATTTAGGCGGTGAGCGGCTTCCGAACGGAGCACGTTGCAGCGTGCGCGCGGTAGCGGCTAAGCTGGCTGCGGATGTCGAGGCGGACCGGCCGCTCCCGTCCCGGAAAGGAGTGCCTTGGTGCACATTCTCGTATTCGACTTGGAGACGCGCAAACATGCCGAAGACCTTTGCCCGTGCGGTCACAACCGCGACTGCAATCATGAAGCTGGTTGGGATGCTCTGCGGCGAGGCGAGGGTGGCGTTTCGGCCCTCGCGATATGGGATTCGGAAGACGGCTGGGTTCACTTCTACGACGACTTCACCATCAACGCCGCCGCACGCCACCTCGAACTTGCAGATGTTGTGGTCGGTTACTCCAGCGAACGATTTGACGTGCCAGTGGTCGAAGGACTCGTCGGACGACGGCTCTCGCTCCGACACCACGTAGACCTGTATACCGAACTCGCGAGGGTCATGGCCACACGCGGGTTTGTAGGCACCAAGGGAGACATGACGCTCGATACGACCGCAAAGCGGAACCTCGGGCGGGGTAAAATCAACCACGGCAGCAACGCGAAGGAACTCGCACAACGTGGCCGGTGGGCAGAACTGTTCACCTACTGCGCGTCCGACGTTCAACTCACGCGCGACCTCTTCTTCTATGTCTGTGAGCACGGCGGCCTGATAGGACCGCGCGGCTTCGTCCGCCTCACCGACCTTCCTACATGGCTCGTAAAAGCGGGCCTTGAGGCGACTCCATGAGTGATACGTCAACCTCCACTTACTACGACCAGACCTTCGTTCGTCTGTCCGGCGTGGCGTTCCGCGAGCAGTTGTGCAATCTCGTCGTGGACCACATGCAGTACAGCGAGAAGCACTTTTGGGGCGTGCGAGCCAAGTGGCCACGGCTCTATGACCTGTGGCGAGGGAACTGGTCCGGCCGGTTCCATCCTCACAAGAACAATGTCCACATCCCGCTCATCTTCTCGGCGATTTGGGCCGACGCAGCACGCAAGGTAGCGACTTCGCTCGCCGACTACCCGGTGGTCTCGTTCCTTGGCTACGGCCCGGACGATATGCCCATCGCACGCAAGCGCGAGGCCCTCATCTCCGCGCAGATGAAGGACGACAAGTGCTTCCTCAAGCAGGTTGACGCTGTCGTCTCCGCAGACCTATATGGGGTCGCGGTCATGCAGATTGGCTGGAAGAAAGACCAGCCGATGCGTGTCGTGGAGTATGTGGACCGCGCACCGCTCAGCGGGAAGATTGTCCGGCACATCAAGAAGCAGCCGGTCACGATGTTCGATGGACCCGAGTCCATGCTCATCGACCTTCTCGATTTCTTCCCGCAGCCCTGTGTCCCGCGCCTCGACCAGATGAAGTGGGTCGTGCGCCGCTATTTCCTCGACCTTGACGACATTCGCTACCTCGCTTCCATCGGCGCGTTCGACAAGAACGAGCTTCGCCGTTTGGAAATGGAAGGTGCAGTCGGCAAAGGCAATGCGTATGCCAGCACGTCCCTCAGGCGCTTTCAAGTTCGTACCGGGATGGACGATGAAACGGCGCGTTTCATGGACAAGTACAGTCGCCCCATTGAGATTCTCGAAATGTGGGGCACTATCCCGTCCGAATATGCGCCTGACGGCGTCATGCAGCGTGTCATCACAGTGGCCAACCGCCGCTACCTGATGCGCAACAAGCCGAACCCTTACAACCACGGCCTGCTTCCGTTCGTCGCCTTCACGCCGACGCCGGATATGCACTACTTCTACGCGCCCGGCAAGGGCGAGGTCGTGGAGAAGATTCAGATTGTCGCGAACCGGTACCTGAACCAGTCGCTCGACGCTGCGGACTTGCTCGTTGACCCGATGTGGTTCTACAACCGTGCTGCTGGGCTCGTCACTAAGAACCTGTACGCGCGCCCCGGTAAGTTTGTCCCGGTGAACGGCAATCCATCAGAGATGGTCCAGCCTGTCCAGCACAACGTACAGGGCCTGACCATCGCAGACGACAAGATTGGACAGATGCGCATGCTCGCTAATATGGGCACGGGCATCCAAGACGATGTTGTCGCCGGCCTGCAAGGTGCTGATAGCCGACAGACCGCACGAGAGTTCGTGGGTCGCCGTGAAGCGGCCGGCACGCGACTGCTCCTAGAGTCGCGCATTTACGAAGAGATGCTTCTCGAACCGATGGCGAACATGTTCGTCGCGCTCGATAAGCAGTTTCTCGAACTCCCCGTCGAGGTTCTCATTCTCGGCGACGGAGCCCTACTCGACCCCGTCACCCAAACGCCTATCCCCGGCTCGCGAGAGCGGCTCAATGGTTACGACCTGACGCCGAACTACGCAGCGAGGGCACTTGGCGCATCAGTCGGGCTGTCGAAGGGGATGCAGCAGCAGGCTCTCGTGCAGCTTCTCGGCGCTATGGGCACACCGATTGGTCAGGCCGTCATGGGCCAAATCAATGTGGTGAACTTCTGGCGTAGCATCTTCCGTGCATTTGACGTGCCGAACATCAACGAAATCTTCATGCAGGACCCGCGTCTCAAGGCCCTGCTCCAGATGAACGAAGGTGCTCTGCTCGGTGGACAAGGCATGGCGGGTACGCCCCAATCCTTCCTCCAGAACGTCCCTACGTCCGGCCAAATCGCCGGGCCGGGCGGTCTCGGAGCGGGAGTCGGGCCGCTCGCGGCTTTGGGCCTCCAGTCACTGCCGGGTATGCCGGCCGGCTCTGCACAAGGGATGCTTGCACCACCGAATCTCGCGCATCAACTGCCGCAGATGGCGGCCTAGAAAGGAGGGCTAGTTGCCTTCCGTACGTCCATTCTTCGAGGCGCGAAAGCTCACTGAGCAAGACCTGAGTCTCATTCAGTTCGTGCTCATGAGTCCCGCCTACGAAACGGCGTTCAAGCCGTACTTGGAGTCCGTGCGTGAATCCATGCGCGAACTCTGGCTTGACCGGTCGCAGAAACGTAAGGACGAGTACCCGGATGACTTCCTCGCTGGAGGGGTTGCATCCATTGAAGGTCTACTCAAGTTCTTCGAGGCTGTAACCGCCGAAGCTGACTTCAATCGCATTCACGAGGCGATGGGTCAGATGACGAGCGACCGACAATATGAACTGAAACGTCAGCAGGGCAAAGTTGCTCCTGTTGTCGGCGTTAACCAATCAGCGACCCCCGAGGCTTACGACCCCTTGGAGGACTTCTAGTGGCCTCCACGGAGAAACAAAAACGAAATCGTCGTGCCCATACCGCACGACGCCGTCTAGTTCTTAATGCGATAAAGTCTAAGCCATGCACCGATTGCGGTCATTCGTTTGACCCTGTTTGTATGGACTTCGACCATCGTGACCCTTCCACGAAGAAGTTCACTATCGCTTCCAACATCGCAAGTATCACGCTTGAAGTCCTTTTGGACGAGATAGCAAAGTGCGATATTGTTTGCGCGAACTGTCATCGTCTCCGTGAGAAGAGTCGGAGAAAGGAGAATGCCTAGCTCAGAAGTGTTCAAGAAAGGAAAGGCGGGCAAGCTGCATAGCGGCGGCCCAAATGGACCAATCGTGAAGCACGGCTCTCCACAGGAGAAGGCCATCTTCATGAGCGAAAAGCGAAACGAAGCGGAGCATGGTGGCGAATACCATCACTCCGAGCGTAAAAATCCGCTCAAAGGTACACGAAAGAAGCGGTAACATCCACCTCAACCACGGGACGACCCCGAGGGAGAGACAATGGAACTGGGTAGAAGTGCTGCTGAGATTGCTCTTACCAAGCATCTCGCGAAGACCATCGTGCAGGACGAAGTGATTAACCCTATGGCCGCTATTGGTTGGGGCCACGGCAATCCTCCGAACTCACAGCAAGCTGCTGTCGCCATCGCGGAACGCGCGAGGGCCGATGGTGCAACGACTGAACAAATCACCGAGTTCCTCGCGGGACACGGTGTCAAGTACACGCCCCCGGCAAGCGGACAACCCGCAACGACGGAGGGAGCACCGACCACGGTAGTGACGCCGAAGCTGACTGCACCGAACGGACAACCCGTTCAGCAGCCGGTGACGACGCCCGCGCCAGTGGTCAAGACGGACGCACCTAACGCGGAAGCGGCTGCGAACCTGCTCTCGGCATTCGAGTCCCTCAAGGACGCGAATGGCCTGTACATGGGCAAGTACAAGACTGTCGATGAAGCGTTGAAGGGTGCGGGCCATCTCGCAAACATGGCGAAGGATGCACTGAGACGTGCGGAGGCGGCCGAGACTCGGCTGACCACTACACCCTCGGCTGCTACCATCGCCGCCCCGCCTGCGGCTGCCCCGGCCGTAGCACCGGTCTCGCCGTTCGTGCCGAAATCACACCCGGCTCTCGAACTGGCAAAGGCCCGCCTCGACAAGATGCTGTCGAAGGTGCGCGAATCTGGATTCGACGGTGATAGCGCCGTGGAGTACGCGGAGGCGACCAGTGAAGTCGCTCGCGAAACTTCCAAGGCGGTTGCGGTGGATGAGCGTGACCGTGCAGACCATGCACGTAACGCCGAGTCGGCTCGGTGGGCTGAGGTCAACGCCTTCATGGCGGATAAGTACCCTGACTCTCAGTACATCAACGACGACGAGTTCAACCTCTTCTTGAGGATGAACCCCCTGCTCACGGACTCCATGCAGGCGCTCCGTGCAACGGGTCGAGAGGTACGCGCTGCGGAACTCGGTTATACTGAGTTCGTCAAGGCTCGTGGAGGTGTTCCGGGTGCGCCCGGCACCGTCTCTCGCGCGGAAGCTGGCCGAGTTGAGGATGACTTGGCGGCTCGTGAACAGGTCCGTATGGAGCTTCGCGACAAGGCGTTGAAAGACGCTGGCATCGTGCATGGCTCCGCTGGTGGTAGCAGTGCTGCGGAGACGCCCGGTATCGTTGGGCCTTCGCAGGATGATATCAATGCGATGGCCGCTGCAATGCGCCGCGAGGGTGAAGCCCCCGGCTCGCAGTCGGCTGCGCAGTGGCGTCATGCTACCATTGGTCGCTTCCTTCCCCCCGAAATCTTCGGTCAGCGATGAAAGGAGATTTCAAGTTCAACGTAGTCGAAGTGCTGCTTTAAGCAGCGAGGACACCACCCATGCCGGGTAGTGCAACTTTCAACTTCGGCGCGTACGCCTTCGACGGTGCGGACCTCAAGTCCGGCGTCGCGAAGGAAGACCTGTTGGAGCAGATTACCAACATCTCGCCGTACGATACGCCGTTCGTGTCGCAGGCCCCGAAGGTGGGCTGCCGACACATCTATCACCAGTGGTTGCAGGATTCGCTCGCGGCCGTTGGCACTGTCCCGAACACCCTGTTGGGTGCGGTGGAAGGCGCTGACTGGAGTCTCGACACCACGACGGTGCCGATTCGCGAGTACAACGTGACCATGATTCTCCGCAAGGACATTGGTCTGTCCGAGTCGCAGCGCGCCGTTGACACGGCGGGCTTCGCAGACCAGTACGCGTACGAGGTTCAGAAGGCCGGTAAGGAACTGGCCATCAAGCTGGAGCGTCTCTGCTTCGGTAACCTCTCGACCGCTACTGGTGCCTCGGGCACTGCGCGCGTGATGCGCGGTTTTCAGGCGTTCATCGCCACGAACACCGCCTTCGCGGGTGCCAATGCCGGTACGGGCGGCGATGCGACGCATGACGGTCAGCTTACCGTCGGTGACTTCAACGACATGCTCAACGCCATCTACAATCAGGGTGGCAACCCCGAGCAGGTCTATGTGTCGCCGAAGGTCAAGCGCCAGATTTCGTCCTTCGCGGTTCCGGGTGCGGCTGCGGGCAACGTCTACGCCAAGAACATCGCGGCGGTGGACAAGAAGCTGGTCGGCGCAATCGACTTCTATGATTCGGACTTCGGTCTGATTCAGATTGTGCTGGACCGGTGGGTGCCTGAGAGCACGAACACCACGACCGCTACGGCGTCGGCGACGGCGACCGGTGGTCAGATGTTCTTCCTGTCGCGTGCCATCAACCGCATCGCGTGGCTGCGTCCAGTTCATCACGAGCTGGTCGGTAAGCGCGGTGACTCGGTGGCCGGGTTCGTCGTGGGCGAGTGCACGCTGGAAGTGCTCGCTGAGAAGGCGAACGGCGTCATCAAGGGCGTCAACAACAAGCTCAACTTGGTGACGTAATCCAAGTAGCTTAGCCAGTATGGGGCCGCTGCTCTCGGGTGGCGGCCCCTGCTGTCTCTGTGAGGTACATACATGGCTGACAGAAAGCGTCCGCCCCGGTGGCAGAGCAAAGTTGCTCCTGACCCCGGTCCCGTGGACGGTATCGACAACCTGCCTATCCCCATCGGCGTCAACATGACGGCGCAAAAGGATGCCGAGCAGGACAGCGAGGCGACGCCCGGCGCGCTTGGTAATCCGATGACCAGTGCAGACTACAAGACCGAGTGCAACGGTAGCAATCCCAAGATTGCTGACGTGTCTGCTTTCGCGACAGGCAAGGATGTGCGTTCGTTCGGGGCGAGTCCCTCGACGAATCCTATCCCTGCGAAACCGGGGGCGTAACTATGGCACGCAAGAACCCCATCATGAGGGTCGGCAACTACGCCGCTCCTGTTGACACTTCGGGCATGGATGCCGACATGAAGGTCTTCACCAATCCACCTCCGCCCATCAAGATGAACAAAACCGAGTCCGACTACGTGAAGGGTGCGCAGAACAAGGACACGGCCGAGGAAGCTGTTCGTCGGGCGCGAAAGGCCAACAAGAGCTACTAACCACTGCGCGTCGCGCAGGAGAGGTACAAACATGGCGAAGCGTGGCAATCCCGTGGAGCAGCCGCAGCGGCGCGTCGTGCTGAATCAGCAGGTCGTGAATCCGCAGGGCAATGACTCCAGTACGGACAAGGGCAATCCGGCGAGTCTCAAGGTGCCGCAGAACAAGTCGAAGGTTCTCAGCCAGAAGGTTGTGAATCCCTCGGTTGGTGCTGCGCGCGGTGGGGCTGACGTTGTGAAGCCCGGAGCGAAGTCGCGGTAAGACAACGCAGGAAGGAGAGACCGTGAGTCTGAGCGACAAGGCACAACTCAAGGTCAATCGCATCAAAAGCCAGAACGCAGGCACCCTCGGGCTGCTCGGCGCTGCTGTGGCACCGGGCTCCCTTGGGCGCGCTGCGGCTGGTAAGATGCGTGAGACACGAACGAACCTCGTTGAGCAGCGAGACATGCGTCAGACGCTCTCGACGCTCGGCAAGTTTGTGCGCGCGGATGGGTTCGACCCGACGCGTAAGTTTCAGCACGTTGCGAACATCGACAACGAAGTGTGGCAAGTCATCCTTGGTATGTTCGCCCGCGTGGACATGGAAACCGGCGAACAGATGGATGACGGACTGCTCTACAAGTACGACGACCATGCAGGCTGTGTGAAGCTCAACCGCGATTTCTTCTACGCGCTGCTTGACTACCTCGAAGCCTCTGGTTATCCGTGCGACCTTCGCGGCAAAATCAAGGTCAACTAAGAAGGAGACCATCGTGTCTGATTTCTTCTGCTGGACTCTCAACGCGGGAAAAGCTGGAGCCTGCAACTGGTACCGGATTACCGTCCCGTTCATGCACCTCCGCGACATGGGTCTGGCGCAGGTATACGAGGACAACAATCAGGGCGACCCGAAGGAGTCCAACCTTGCTTTGCTGCACTCCGACATTGGACACTTCTACTCCGTTGTCGGCGAGGATGTACTCCATCGCATTCGTTCCATCAAGCGTATTGGTGCGGGCCGTCGCGCCACGCCCGAGGGCGGTATTGACGTGTACCCGCCCGCGCTCATTTGGGACTGCGATGACAACACTGACTTCGTCCATCCGTTCAACATGACCTACGTGCACATGGGTGTGCGCGGTTACCCGGATGGGCACCTACTCAAGCCCGGCGATGGACTGGAAGTCACCAACGCCGAGGGCAAAAGCATCGGTGGCTGGGCTGATGGCGTGACGCGCTACGAGGGTATCACCTTCGACATTGC